GTTAAACTCAGGCTAATTGAGGGAGGCTATGTCGGATATGACGCATTGCACTGGTACTTTGTACAAATACCTAAAGACGTGTTTAATGCCGTGTATGATGCCTGTGGCGGCACACATTTAACAGATTGGTAACTCAAGTATAGGTTGAAAGGCAAATAACAAAAACGCCTCCGAGCCGATGTGGTTCAGAGGCGTTGCTGCGTCTATGGGGTTATGCTTTGATTTCGGTTCCGTCCTTGAAGGTCACCCGAATGTCGTTCTTGCTGTGAACGGTGATGTAGTCCACCATCGCCAGCCAGTCTGTTTCCCGGAACTCCGTCAGCGGCACCCGGCTCCGCAGCTCCTTCAGGTAGGTTTCGATCTGGTGCTTTCTGGCCGTGCGCTCGGCAATCAGGTCAGTGACCTCGGTGTGTCTGGCCTTGGCCTTGTCGAACCGGGCTACCAGACCATCGTACCGTTTCTGGTATTCAGCCTGATCGAGGGCAACGTGAGCGTTTTCCTTGATGCACTCCTCAATGAGCTCGGCAGCGATGTTGATCTCAGCTTCCAGCTCGCTTAGCTCTCCCTCAAGGGCTGTGGTGTCGAGGCTCCTTGAAAGGACCTGTTCGTATATGGCTATAAACTGTTCCTTCTGGTCGATCACCTGATTGGCGGCCCGGAGGAACAGTTCTTTTAATTCATCCTCGGTGAGTGTCGGGGTAGCGCATTTCTGACCGTCGAACTTGTGATTGCACTGCCAGATGACCTTCCGGTAGGCATCGTTGCTGTGCCAGACCTTCGGCCCGTACCAGCTGCCGCAGTCGCCGCACTTGACCTTGCTGGAAAAGATGCTGACCGAGCTCTTGCGGTTCCGGCCCTTTTTGCGGGTGGCTATCAGGGTCTGCACCATCTCGAAGGTTTCCGGATCGATAATGGCCTCGTGATTATCCTTGACATAGTACTGCGGGATTTCGCCCTCATTAGCTTTTTTCTTCTTGGTCAGGAAGTCGACTGTGAAGGACTTTTGCAGCAGAGCATCGCCCTTGTACTTCTCGTTGGTGAGGATGCTCTTGATATTGCTTGGGTTCCAGTGGTCCTTGCCGCCGGGTGAAGGAATGCCTTCTTTGGTAAGCGTCCGGGCAATCTGGAACGGTGACTGACCTTGTAGGAACATCCCGTAGATGCGTTTGACCAGCTTGGCCTGTTCCGGGTTCACCACGAGGTTGTGGTCAGGTCCCATGTCGTAGCCCAGAAAACGCTTGAATGGAACTGTAACCTTGCCGTCTGCAAACCGTTTCCGCTGGCCCCATGTGCAGTTCTCGGAAATGGATCTGGACTCCTCCTGTGCCAGCGAGGACATGATCGTGAGCAGCAGCTCGCCCTTGCCATCGAAGGTCCAGATGTTTTCCTTCTCAAAATAGCACTCAACGTTGTGTTCCTTCAGGGAGCGGATGGTGGTAAGGCTGTCAACCGTGTTTCTGGCAAAACGGCTGACCGACTTTGTGATGATCAGGTCGATCTTCCCGGCAAGGGCGTCGGCCACCATACTTTTGAAGCCCTCACGCTTTTTGGTGTTCGTCCCGGTGATGCCCTCGTCGGTATAGACACCGGCGAATTCCCAATCGTCCCGTCCTTGGATGTAGTTGGTGTAGTAATCGACCTGCGCCTCGTAGCTGGTCAGCTGTTCTTCATTGTCTGTGCTGACACGAGCGTAGGCCGCCACACGTCGCTTCTTGGTGCTGTTGATCGGTGCCGCCGTGAAGCGTGACAGCGTCGCCGGTATCGTGGTTACGGATTTGGCCATTTCTTTTCGCTCCTTATTTTCTTGATTCTCTCACTCATTGCCTCCCTGCGCTCGTCAGTCCAAGCGGCCTTCATGGATTCTCTGGCTTTTTCTCTTCGCTCCTCGGTCCAAGGGGTGCCGTGCCGCTTATCCAAGAACTCTCTGGATTCGGTGTGCCCGTCCCGGAAATGGAATGTAACCGTGTGGTCGAGGACCGTGGCGTTTTCAATCTGGGCATCCATCGCAGCCTCATCGAACTCGTCAAGGCCAAGGACGTCAGTTACCAGCCGCTTCATGGTCTCGTCCCGGATGCCGGGATTATGGCACTGATCCTTCGGGCCGGTGCAGTACCAAGACCGTGTCGGAGTGCCGTCCTTGCGCTTTCCGGACTGGCAGCGATAATTGGCACCACAGCAGCCGCACTTGATGAAGCCGGTAAATTCGTAGAACAGGTGTCTGTTGGGATTGGTATCCTTACGCTTGTGCCGTTCTCCCCAGAGCTTTCTGCGCTCGTCTGTCCACCAGTCGGTCTTGGCGGTTGACTGCCATTTGGTCGTGACTTCGTGGCCGTCATAGAAGCGGAAAGTCAAGGTGTCGTCTCCGATGACGATAACCTCCTCAATCTGCTGGCTGAAAGCGTCCTCTTCAAATTCTGCAAGGCCCAACACCTCGGCAGTGGTATTCTGGAGCATCTTCTCCGGTATGTTTTTTGAGGGGCAAGCCGACGCACCTTTCTGGCTTTTCGTCTGGCAGGTCCAGATGTAGTAAACCTCACCGGCGGTATTTCGCTTTCCGCTGTGGCGGTAGTGCTTGCCGCAGCAGCCGCAGGTGATCTTGGTGGAGAAAGCTGAGAGCTTCAGCGACTTGTTTCCGAAGGGGCCAAGGTCCCGTCTGCGCTTGAACTCGGCTTGAACCGCTTGCCATTCGTCCATCGGGATGATAGCTTCGTGAGTGTCCTCGACGAAGTACTGTGGAAGCTCGCCGTAATTCTTTCTGCGGTGTTTGGTAATGGGGTCTTCGCAGTATTCCTTCTGGAAAAGCATGTTCCCGGTGTAGGTGATGTTTGTCAGGATGACCTTCACATTGGAGTCCACCCACGGCTTTCCTTGCCGGGTATAAATGCCTCGGTCCATCAGGGCTCTGCCGATTTCAATCCGGGATGCGCCTTTCATGTACTCAGCGTACATCCAGCGGATAATCTCGGCTTCCTCCGGTATGATGACCAGCTTGTCGTCCTGCCACTCGTATCCGAAAATGCTGAACTTGCCGTTAGGGATGCCTTGCTTGAACCGCTTGATCGTACCCCACTTGACGTTCTCGGAAATGCTGCGGCTCTCTTCTTGTGCAAAAGAAGCGAGGATGGAAAGCATTAGCTCTCCGTCGCCGCTCAAGGAATTGATGTTTTCCTTCTCGAAGCGCACCTCAATGCCGAGCTCTTTCAGGTGTCGGACCGTGTTCAGAAGATCCACGGTGTTCCTCGCAAACCGCTGGATTGACTTGGTGAGGATGATGTCGATGTTTCCGGCTTCACACTCAGCCAGCATGCGGTTGAACTCATCACGCTTTTTGGTGCCGGTGCCGGAGATCCCGTAATCCGCAAAAACGCCAGCATATTCCCATTCGGGGTTCTTCTGAATCAGTGCGCTGTAATAGCTCACCTGTGCAGAAAGCGAGTGCTGCATCCGCTCGGATTCCATCGACACTCTGGCGTAGGCAGCGACTCGCTTTCTTGTTTTCAGAACCGGCAGTTTTCGCTCGATTTTCTCTACTGTTTTCAATGAAATCCCTCCTTCCGGTAGTGTCTATATATCACTCTAAAAGGCCGGAATATCAAGCGTTTTCGGATAATAATGTACCCAAATATGGCCGGTATTTTTCGAGCAGAATTGTATCAATTTCAGCGTATTCCTCCTCGGTGATCAGGCCCTTTTCGAGCATGGATTTCGCCATTGAAATCGCTGCATGGTAGAGCATATCGTTGCGGAGCTCCTCCTTGCTCATCAGGCATCACCGCCTTTGAACCGGGCCGCAATATAACAGCCGTGGGAGCAGTACTTGCGCTTGGCGTTTCCGTAGGCCGTGAACTCCTTCCCGCACGCTGGGCAGATAAAGGTATAAACGGCCTTCTGCTTTACGGCCTCCGGGTGAGCGTTCCACCATGCCGTCCGGCATTCCGGGCAGCAGAACTTCTTCTGTTTCCGTCCGGGGTGCTGGATCAGCGTCTTGCCGCAGTTCAGACAAAGCTGCGTGGGGACCTCAGCAAGGCTGTGACTCTCTGCCTTTTCACCGGCGAGACCGTGGGAGCGGCAGTAGGCTTTGACGCTGTCCTTTGAAAGACCGACACTGTTAGCGACAGCAGTATATCCGAAGCCCTGATGCCGCAGGGCTGTTATCTTTTCTCTTTGCTCGTTGGTCATGAGATTGTCCTCCAGTCTGAGAGGGGCTCCTCTCACTACCCACTGGAGGAAAATGGCCAAAGTGGTCCGCATAAAGGCAAAAAAATAATGGCCCACCGCAGAAATAATCTACGATGGGCCAGAAGGTCAGGTTATTTCAGGATTTCGTTGACACGGGCCTGAACCGCATAGTAGTCATAACCGGCAGCGGTCAGACGGTTCTTTCGGTCGGTGCCATTACCCCAGAGGCCACGGATGACCTCACGGGCAAGCTCGTCCACGGTCTTCGTGGGCTTGGCGTTCACCAGTTTGAGGTCGGCTGCATTGACCGGGCTACAGATGGCGTTCTTGCCGTCCTCGCTCTTGTCGATAACGACACGGCTGCCATTCACCTGAAGGACGTACCAGTTCTTTGCCTTCACCCAAGCTGGGATGGTCTGGCCGCCATAGTACTTCGTGCCGGTAATCTTGACGAGATCACCTTTTTTGAAGGAAACGGAAGGTAGCGGTTCCGGCTGCGTAGGGACCGTCGGGGTCTGGCCCGAACCGGTGAATCCGTTGAGCTTGGCGTTCTTGATGATGGTCGGATAGTCCTTGTAAGCGATATCGGTATCGACGTTGCCGTTGATGCCGCTCACTTTGCCGGTGGACGAACTCTGCCACATCCCGAAGGCTCCGGTATAGGTCGGAGCGGAGGCCCACTGTGCCAACCAGTGATCGAAACGCTTCAGCTTGGAATCGTCGAGGTAGTTCTTCAGCCAGTTGAGGTTGCTGTACAGGGAGCAATAGAAACCAGCCTTTTCGATTGCATCACCGAAAGCGATAACCATATCCGTTAGAACAGTCTTTCCAAGGCTCTGCTGGGTCTTGTCCTCCAAGTCAAAAGCCACCGGATAGGTAAAGACGCCTTTATACTTCTGAAGAACACTCACGACATAGGCAGCTTCTTTCTTCGCAGCGGCCACAGAGGTGGCGTAGGAATAGAAATAGCAGCCAATGTCAATTCCGGCCTTGAGAGCGTTTGCCACGTTCTTCTCGAAGTACCCGTCAAGGCCGCAGGAGTTGCCGTCAGCGGAGCCATAGCCGAGGCGGATCATAGCGAACTTCACGCCGTCTGCTTTTACCTTGCTCCAGTCGATTTCACCCTGCCACTTGGAAACATCGATGCCTTTGACGGTTGTGTCGGTGGAAGGCATGGTCTGCTGGGTATAAGTGACATACGGCAGCTTACCGTGCTTCGTCCAGTTTCTGCGGTTGTACCCGGCAACGTTCCTGTTGCAAGCGGTGATCTGCACTTTGTTGTCCCAGCGAGGGGTGCATTCGACAG